CAGAAATGAACTCGCCCGTTAATAATGTATTACAATTCCCACAATGAATCCGCACCGGAGTGTTATAAATATAACCTGCTGGCGTTCTCATACGAGTAACCGTTTCACAGACAGGACACTTTATAAAATAGTTAACCGTCATTCTTTTCACCTTCCTTGTTTCTCCATTATATAACAAAACCAAACAATATGCAAACAAACACCGCCACGGAAATTCCGTGGCGGTGTTTGTTGTGTCAACCTTCTTGCTCGGCATTTTCAGCCTTGAGGCGTTCTTTCTCGGCGGCGATCTCGGCTTTCTTTTCCTTTATCATCTCGGCGAGGAGTACCTCGCATTCTTCTCGGTTTTTTGCATAGATATTAAACTTTTTTCGGGTGCCGTCCGGCAGGCGCGGGAAGAAGCTGCCTTCCCACAGGTTATCATTGACCTGATACACGCATCCTGTTCCTGACTTGCGGATCTTTCGCTCTATCGGCTCAAATTTGGGTGACACGGGCGATTTAATCTCCGGCGCGGGCCTTTCCTCCGCCTCAGGCATCTGTGCGTCTGTTTTGCCGATTTTGCGGTCAATATGCACTGCCGCCTGCCTTTGCATGGTATCGGTGATATGGCTGTAAATATCAAGCGTGGTTGCCGAGGACACATGGCCTATAGTTGCCGAGAACGTTTTCACATCCATACCGTGCTCCAGCGCCATGGTAGCAAAGGTGTGAT